ATTGCTCGCCACCTACAGCGGACGGGCGGGCGGGTTTGCGGCCGGCCCTTCCGGGTCCTACGTGCAGTCAGGCGATCAGCCCTCGTCGGGCTCCGCGCCGCGGATCAGCAGGCCGTTCGCGCGACGCTCGTCGACGCCGACGCTGATGACCGACGCCACCGGGGTCGTGAAGTCGAGCGTGCCGGTGATGACCTGCGACGGCTGGACCGACATCAGGTTGCCGTTGAGGTACCCGAAACGCAGGCTCGACTCGTCGAGGAAGTAGGCCCGGTCGGCAGGGCAGTCCGGGTCGAGACGGACCTCGATCGCGCCGAACATGACGGCCGTGAACTTGGTCTGGCCCTGGCCGAACTCGACGTACCGAACGTTTTCGTCGAACGAGTCGACGTACTCCTCGAAGATGTCGCGGCCAGCGATGATGTGCGTGACCTTGTGGCGGCCGCCGGTGCTGACATACAAGTCGTTCTCGACGGTGCGGAACGCCTTACGGATCGTCTGGCTACCAGGGCCTTCGGCCGGGATGTGCCGGACCGTCGCCTTCCAGTAGCCCTTGTTGCCGGCCGCCGGGTCGATGCCGCCGACTGCGCCCGTGTCGGACACGATGGTCGCCAGCGACTCGAACATCCCGGCCGCCGGAGTGAGAGCGTGCAGCCCCTGCGCCAGGAAGGTCGCGTGGTCGTCGACCGCGGTGTCCTTGTGGGCCTTCAGGAGCGAGACGATCTGCTCCTTGCCGGTGTTCTGCTGCAGCTCCTCCCACACCACGCGGGTCGGCGTGACGATCGGGCGGCTGTTGCCGAACACCGCGGAACCGACCACCGGGCCGTCCTTCGCGGTGCTGAAGGTGCCGGACTCGTCGGTGACGGCGGTGCGGCCGAGACGGGCAGCACGCAGCGGGATGAACAGGTCGAGGGTCGGGTGCTTGGTGAGCACGTTGTCGATCAGCTGCTTCTCGTACTGCTGCAGCGTGGTCGCGAACAGCTCGGTGAACTCGGGTGCGCCGATTGCAGGCATGGGTCACGGACTCCGTGAGAGAAGGTGCGGGTCGGGGTCCGACGCCTTGCAATCAGCGGGACAAGATGCGATCGACCGCGGCTTCGGCCAGCTCCTCGTACGAGGAAGACCGGGCCGTCTCCTGGCCGGGGTTAGAGCCACCCTTCGGGGCGACCACCTGCATCTGTCGCTTGCGCTGCTTCACCTGCGCAGCCGCTTCACGGCGGGCTTCCGCGTCCGCGGTCGCCCGACGCGCCCGCTCCTCGCGGGCTTGCATGGCGTCGTAAGCGACACGGAGGTCGGTGATCTGGTGGTCCCCGGCGAACGCAGCCAGCTTGGCCTTGAAAGTCGTCTCGGCCTCGGGCGTGTCGAACGTCAGCCCGTTGGTGTCGACGATTTCGCGGTACTGGTCGACGTACTCCTGCAGCGCAGCCTGACGGGCGGTCTCTGCCTCGCGGGCCTCGTCGTCCTGCTCGAGGCGCTGCTCGAGCTTCGCGATCCGGTCCTGCTCGGCGGCCGTCTTGGCCGTGTCGGCAACCGTTCCGCTGTCGATCCCGAACGTCTTGACGAACTCGGGGTCGAGCTTCCCGGCCTGCGCCATGCTGACGAGCGCCTGCACGAACGTGGCGGTCGGGTCCTGGGTGGTGAGGACGATTTCCTCGACCCACCCGACCGGGTCTTGCGTGCGCTCGGTGAAGTACGACTCGACACGGTCACGAAGGTCTTCGTGCTCGCGCCGCTGCTCTGCCAGTTCCTGCGTCTTGCGGGTGTAGTCCGCCTGCCGCAGGTACCCCTCGCGCAGCTCCTTGCCGGTGAGCTCGGTGCCGTCCGAAAGGGTGACCACCTCGTCGTCCGCAACCTCGGTCGGCTGCGGCTCGTCCTCGGTGTCGTCGCCGTCCTCGTCCTCGTCTTCCGCCGCGTCCGTCTCGTCGTCGGCGGGCTCCTCCACCTCGGTCGGCTCCTCTGGCTCCACGTCGGTGACGACGGGCTCCTCGGGTGCTTCCACGGGGTCGGGGTTGGCCTCGGCCTGGTCGAGCAGGGCGGTGGCGATGTCCTCGAACGTGTCCGGCACGCGCGTCTCTCCTCTACGAGGCTCGCGGTCCCGGTTGCCCCCGGCGGGGGTCCGTCCGCTTGCTTGTTCGCGGTGGTGAAAGGCCGGTTCGCGCATGGCCTTTCACCTGTAGGTGTGCGTGTGGCAGGCAGTGCGAGCGGATGTCCGCTCATGTCCGCTTCAACGCGAAACAGCCCCGCCGAAGCGGGGCTGTCGCACTGGTTGTGGCGGTCAGATGGGGGGCAGCGGGGCCGGGCCGGCGCCGCTGTCGACCACCTCGCCAGTCACCGGGTCGATGATCGTGCCGCACGCGCCGCACGGCACCGGGGCCGGGCCGGCCGGCGACGGCGGGGTAGCGGCGAACGAGTCGAGCGCGGCCATCTGGTTCGGGTCCATCGGGATCACGGCAGAACTCCTACAAGGCGATGTTGCCGTCGAGCCCTGCGGGCACCGGCGGGCCGCCCAGCGCGGGCGGCGGAACAGTCGGGAGAGATGCGGGCGGCGCCCCGATGCCGGCCGGAAGGTCCGGTGGGGCGCCGCCGTCCTGCGGATGCGGCTCAGGGTCGACCCGGACCATCAGGTGGTCCGGGTCCATGCCGAAGTCACGGATAGCCGCGCGCAGAGCGTTAGTGGCGTCGAAGCCGGCCGCCTGCAAGGCCGGACCGATCGTGGTCAGGGTGTCCAGCGCGCGCTGCTGACGGGTGGCCGGGTTGACCGCCTGGGTCGAGCCGCCCTCCACGCTGACCAGGAACTCGCCGTGAATGTCCTTGGCTGACACCTTCGGCCAGACCGCACCTTCCGAGCCGCTGACCCGGATGGCGCGTTCCTCGTCCATGAACTCCTGGCAGAGGAGCAGCATCAGGTTGCCGACGTGTGACGCGGCCTCCTCGATCTGCCGGACCTTGCCTTGCGCCCGCAAGGTGGCGACCCCGTCGACGACCGCGGCGGCCGTGGCCGACATGCGGTCTGCGCCGACCCCGCCGGTCTGGAAGTCGTTGAGCCCCATCACCTCACGGAACAGCGCATGGACCGTGTCGCGCGCCTCGTAGATGTCGGCCGGCAGCGGCGCACGGGCCAGCGCTTGCACCAGCTCGTTGATCGGCCGGTCCTCGGCGAGCGTCAGGTCAACGAACGCGACCACATCCGGCTCGTCCGACTCCAACACCTCACGGAGCTCGGCCGTGTTGATCCGCTGGTCGGCCACATACTTGTTGCCAGCGCGGCGGGCGTTGCCGATCTGTTCGCGGGTGAACTCGTTGAACAGCGCCTGCAGGCCGGCGATCGCTTCGAGCTCGCCGAACGGCCAGAACTCCTTGCCGCCGTCGTTGTAGTTGCGGGCATGCACGAACGGGGAGTGGCGGTGCGACCAGTCGAACGGGGCGTCGTACAGCGGCTTGTCGGCGTCCATCTGGAACACCAGCAAGCGCCGGGTCCGCATGTCGTAGAACTCGAACACTGTGGCCGTCTGGAACGCTTCCGACCCTTCTGGCGGCAGCTCGGCGCCGTCGTGACCACGGCGCGCCTGCTGGTCACGAGCAGTCGCGCCCTGGTCGGCCGACGCGGCGGTCGCGTCGGCCTTCACGCTGCCTGTGTTCTTGTAGTGCGGGTTGCCTTGCACCTCGTCCAGCGGCAGGGTCAGCCGGTGACATATCCAGCGGGCTTCGTGCAGGCGGCGGGCGTCGAGCGGTACGAAGATGTCGTACGGGCTGACGTACTCGAAGACCGGCTCGTCCCGGTCGACGACCGTGCTGGTCAGCCGGATGTGCTCGGCCAGGTCGGGTAGCGGCGTCGGGTCGACCCCGCCGGCGTTCGCGAGCAGTCGGTCGGCTTCCATCCGCTTGACGAGCTCGTCGACCACCTCGTCTTCGGGGCGGTCCTCCTCGTGCTCGTCGTGCGCGTAGGTGACCTTCCCGACCCCCGACCCGAGCACCACCATGTCCTGCGCGATGTCACGCAAGTCCTGCGTGCCGCGGGTGCGCTTCCAGAAGTAGCGCAGCACCGCCTCGGCGACGCGAGCGTTCAGCTCCGCGTCCGGGCCGCCGGCCAGCGGCTCGCACAGGTGGGCGGGCGGGTTGGCGACCACCGACTCGAGGATGATGTTGACCGCCGGCAGCGCCAGGTTGGCGCCACCTACCGTCAGGCCGGACGCAGCTGCCAGCTTGCCGACCTCGGCCCCGAGCGGCTTGGACGGGTCGGTCGTCTGCCCGTAGCGGTACAGCTTCTCGAGCGCATCCCACTTGTCGTGACGGTCCTTCGCGCGACGGATCGCGTCGTCTACCAGCTCTTGCGCGGCCTTCAGCGTGTACGGCTTCATCGGCGGCCGCCCATCCGTAGAGGGCTAGCCGACTGGATCGCGCGGAACGTCCGCTGCAGCTCGCGTCGCTCTCGGCGCATGACGATCTTCTCCTGGCGTTCGGCCGCCTCGGCGTCGACAAACAGGTGGGACAGGTCGAACGCCTGGCCCGCCGGTGCCGACGGCTTCTCACCTGTAGGTGCCGGTGTGGCATCCGGCGCCTCGTCGACCAGCACCCACAGCCAGATCGCGGTCGACATGACCAGGTCGTCGTGGCAGCCGACGTCGGCCTGCACCTTCCCTTGGTCGGTGCGGACAAACGACTCGAGCTCGTCGAGCAGCATCGGGTCGATGCCGGCCAGACGGGCCTCGGACGCCCCGCCCTCGAGCGGGACCAGGAAGGACGCCAGACGGTCGATGACGAGCGGCTTCCGCTTCCACTGCATCGCCAGGCCGTACGCCTCGCCGCGGCGCCGGCGGCGCGTCTCGGCAGACCGCTGCCGGTACAGGTTCGGGTAGTGAAGGCGACGCAGCTCGTCGATGAACGACGCCCCGTACCCGCCTTGCGTCTCGACGACGATCTTGGCCGGCCCGGCCGTCCCGGTGAACCACTTGCCCAGCAGCGCCGCTTCGTTGGCCGCTTCGACCGGCTCGACCGTGTTGGCGTGCCAGAACGCCACGCGGACCGGGTCGCCGTCAGCGTCCATGTACCCGACCGTCATGGCTGTGTAGTCGCCGCCGGTGCCGGTCGCCGGGTCGATCGACTGGACGTACCAGCGGTCCGGGTCCGGCTCGAACGCCTCGGCGGCCAGCCGCAACGGGCCTTCCGGGTCCTCGACGAACACGAGGTTGCCGTTGACGTCGGCCTGCAGCCGGCCGCGATACGGGAACTCCTCGCACGCCTCCAACTGCGGCAGCCACTGGAACCGGGGCCGGCCCGACTCGCGGAACGCCTCGTCCGGGGTGGCCGGATACTCGGCCCGGTGAAGGTGCGGCTCCTCGGGGAAGTCGGCCTTCTTCGCCTCGTAGATCGTGGTGTCGACACAAGACGTGCAGTACGTGCCGCCGTCCGCGTTCGGCAGCCAGCCCTTGCCGCCACAGTCGGCGCAGCCCTGCACCTTGTGGGCGAGCGGATTGACGAACCGCGAGAGGAACCACGGGTGGAAGATCGCCTTGAACCGGGTCTTGCCGGCGCGGGCGTCCATGAACATACGGGCGAAGCGGTTGCGGCGGCCGCGGGCTGTGCTGATGATGACCAGCTTGCCGCCAGCGTCGGTCGTCGGCGACGCCGAGCGGTACAGGTCGTGCTGGATGATCGGGTCGACCAGCGCGAACTCGTCCAACACGACCAGTGTGGCCGTCTCGGATGCGGCGGCCGTCTTCGTGCCGGCAGACGCCTTGATCCTCGAGCGCAGCCCGTCCGGGTGGACCCACACCTTCTCGGACGCGGCGTCCCCGACCTTGCGGGGCGCCTTCGCTTTCGCCCACTCCGGCAGGAAGTGCCAGGCCGTGTCGAGCATCGCGATCGCCTTGTCGGCGTTCCGCTGGTTGTTCGACACCCACACGATCACAGCGCCCGGCCGGAACAGCACGAGCCACAGCGCCCAGCCGGCCACCAGGGTCGACAGGCCCAGCTGGCGGGCTTTCAGCACGACCGCGAACTGGTTTTCGAGGAAGGTCTGCAGGTCGTCCTCTTGGTAGTCGAACAGCTCGAAAGGCTCGCGGCCACGATCATCACGTTGCGACTGGACCCACATCAGTTCGCGCATGAAGAACGCCGGGTCCTTGCTGGCCCGGCGCCACATCATCTCGGCGCGCAGCTGCTCCAACTCGTGCCGGTCGGTCACGCCGGCACCGGCCCGGACGTCAGGTCGCAGTAACCGCACAGATGCAGCGGCGCCGACACGACAGTCCTGCCGGCCCGGACGCCGAGCACACGCCGGCGGGCGCGCATCGGACGGTCGCACCAGCGGCAGACCTTGTCGGTCAGCAGCGACAGCCGGACCGGCATGTTCGCCGTCGGAGGCTCGATCGGCCCGCTCACCCGGCCACCTCGCGGCGCCACTGGCGGCGTTCGGTCGCCCGCAGCTGCCCGCGCGTGCGCGGGCCGTTGCAGCATCGGCAGCGGCGGTACCAGCCCTTGCGGCCCATCACGCCGCGACCTCGTCGGACTCGCACGCCCAGCGGCGAGCGTTGCGGACGTACACCGTTCCATACGCGAACGCCGACACGAGGAACCCGTACTGCCTCGTCGCCAGCGCGTACGCCACCCACAGCCCTTGCGCCCCGATCCCGACCCGCCAACCGACGACCCGGCGCGACCCGGCCAAGAACAGGCCAGTCACCCCGACCGCGGTCAGCAGCCACGACCACCAGGCGCTCACGACGCCACCTCGGCCAGCCAGGCCGCCACCCGCTCCGCACCGACCAGCCGCAGCGTCCGATCCACCAGCTCGTCGTCAGACAACGACGGGAAAATCGACGCCTTCTCCTGCCGTTCGGCCTCCATCAGCGGCTCGCCAAACAGCTTCATCCACTCGCGGGCCGCCTGGACGTCACCCTCGACCGCCGCCCGCCGCAACGACACCTTGATCTGCAGGTAGTCGTACTCGTCGGTGCCAGGCTCGACACCACGTTCGGCCGCCTCTGCGACCAGCTCCTGCTCGAGCGTCTTCGGACGCAGCCCGGCCGACGGGGCGGCCCCGACATCGGGCGCCTCCCGCAGCCGCTCCTTCCGGCGGGCAGCCAGCACCGCCTCCCACGCCGGGTCCTGCTTCCACCGGCGCAGCTGCCGCGTATCGCAAGCGTGCGCGTCTGCGAACGCCTTCTCGGTCGTCGGCAGTCCGTGAACCTTCCGGACCGACTCCGGGGTCAGCAGCCATTCGATGAACAGCGCACGCTCGCGCGCTTTCCGCGCCGGCTGCAGCTTCGGAACATCGGACACCACGGCCACCCCTCCTCACCTGTAGGTGCCGGTGTGGCAGGGGTGGCACAAACCAGGTGCCACACGCAGCCCTTACAGGTGGAGACACGTTCTCTCTCGCCGTCGTCCGGCGGGACAACCTCAAGGCACCCCAGCCTGAACGGGGCGACGCACCCACGACACGGGTCGAACCGAACGCCGAGGCGGTGACAGCGGCGCGGGAGCCCCCGGAACGGGCGACGGAGTCTGGTCGGCGAAGGTGAGCCACCTCGCGGACGAACGCGGCCAGCACGCACCCCGACGCGGTCAAGATCGGGGGGTCCAACGCCTGTGAAACGGTTGGGCCGCACCACGGGACTCGCAAGCCAATGCGGACCGTGACGCTCGCGGGTCGGATGCGGCCGCCAAACGGCGGGAGGCACGTACCTGGGAGGACTGCGCCGACAGGCGCCAGCGGCCCGCCGACAGGCGGCACCCCCGGCACAAGCCGGACCCCGGACGCCCGCCCTAGCGGGCGGACATTGCCTAGCAATAGGACCCCGACGACGGACACCATGTCCGCCGACCTCCCTCAAGGTCGGCCGGCACACACACCCACGTCCGCCCCTACCACCCGCCCACGTCCGCCGCCCGCGACAGCCGGCGCCGTCACGACCGGACATCACCAAAACCGCGTCCACATCACTCTGGCGTCCTATACAGGGGAGGGGTCGCGCGCGATGGGGGAGCCCGGGGGGCTCGAGCGGGCGGGGCGCACGTCCGCGCCCCGCGTCCGGCCAGGTGGCACACCCGAAACCGTGCCACCCTCCGCCCCGCCGCCGAACGTTTCCGCAGGTCAGACAAGGTTTCGGGGTTGGGGGTTGGCTTCCTCCGACGGGTACCCGACCCGGCCGCACGGCTCCGGCTGACGCCTAGCCTTACCACGTAAGGTACGGATGACGTTGGGATGGTCCGCGTGGATGGGCTGTCGGATTGGTGGCCTGCTGCCGGCTGTCGATGGTCATGCTGGTGTGAGCGGTCGACACCCGGGTCGGCCTGGCAGAGGAGGCGGCGAGATGATGGGCGGATACCAGGGGATCGTGTCGGACGAGGACGTGCGGGCGATGCGTGACTGGCTGGTCGACTGCGGCGCCGACCCTGACGAGGTGGAGACGGTCGGCCGTGTGGCGATCATTCGCGAGGTGGCGACGCGCTACGTCGGAGGGCTCGACCAGTTCTATGCTGACGCCGGCTGACCTGCCTGGCTCGAGCAACGAGAACGGCCCGCCATCCCGGCGGGCCGTTGTCGTGTGTCGTCGCTTCAGACGCGCTCGACCAGGCAGTCGGCGCCGGTCGGGGAGTCGGTCCACTCGCTCACGCGGCGGTACCCGAGGCCGGCGAGCAGTCCGTCGAGGTCGGCCAGCAGGTCGACGTCCTCCGAGCTGATGTACTGGCCGGCCTCGCTGTCGTGCAGGTCGAGGGGCGTGCGGGCGATCGGGTCGCCCTCGCCGATCACCATGCCGTCTTCGCGGGTCTGCTCGGCGATGACGAGTTCGGTGTCGCCGTAGCCGTGGCTGGTGACGGCGTAGGCGGCGAGGGTGGTGGTGAGGTCGGTGCTCATCGTGGCCACTCCTAGGGGTTCGCGTGCAGGACGATAGTTGCAGGTCAGTGGTGCCGGTCGGTGATGCGGGTTGTGGTGCGGACGCCGAGCGGGCCGGGGGCGATCTTGTGGAGTGTGAGCGTCCAGTGGTCGGCGAGGATCAGCCAGCGTGCCCGCCGTGCGGTGGCGGTGGTGTCGGCCGGGGTGGTGTCGGGTTGTAGGACGGTCTGGCCGGTCTGGTCGAGTAGTTCGGTGAGGGTTCGGCCGGGCTGGTCGGTGAGCATGTCGGCGAGCTGGGCGTGTAGTGCTGGGCCGTCGGGTGTGTCGACGATCTGGCCGTGCCATCCGTGTTGTGGGTGGCTAGTGGCGACGATGGTGACGGGCGCGTGTTGGGTTGCGTTGGCGGCGGCGCGTTCGGCTTCGATGACGCCTGCGGGGAGCGGGTAGGGGCGGCTCACTGGTCGACCTCGAGCACCTGCACGCGGACGCCGTAGTGGGTGGCGTGCGAGCCGGGCACGGTGACGACGTCGGACGCCTTTCGGGCGGCGATGCCGGTCCGGCGTTCGAAGTCGCGCAGCACACGGCCGACCCCGACCGGGCCGCCGTAGCTGTCGAGCGGGACGTTTCCGACCTCGTGGCCGTCGACGTCGACGAGGTGCAGCAGGTGGGTGGCGTCGGTCGGCGTCGCACCCTCGTCGTCGGACCAGTGCGCCAGCGCGTCGCGCAGCCGCTGTTCGCCGACGTAGGCGTACACCCGGAACGGCGCGACCGTGTCGATACCGCCGCCGGCCCGCCGGCGCTCGAGGTCGAAGAACCAGACCGGTCCGTCGCGCGTCTCGCCCGTGTCGATCAGGTCGGCGGCCGGGACCGCCGGGTGCAGCCGGCCGGAGAACGACACGCCGTGCCGACCCAGGTGGTACCTCCCGGAGTCGGCGGTCTGGACGTCGTCGCCCCAGTCGTGTGCGATCCGGCGGTACACCCGCGCGCCGTACTGCTCGCGCCAGATGACGAAGTCGCCGACCCGCGGGCCGTCGCGCTCCTCGTGCGCGGCGACGAGCTCGGCCAGGATCGTCCGGTTGCGCTCGTCCAGTTCGTTCTGCAAGTCCATCGTCGCCCCTTCGTGCGTCGTGTCCGGCCCGTGTGCCGGGCGACGCGCACCGCTCGTGTTGGCCGGCGCGCGCCGCTCGTGGCACGGGCCGGTCAGAAGACGCGCATCGGCATGAGCAGCACGCGGACGTCCCCGTCCGGCTCGCCGAACACGGCCGGCTTCAGGCCGTCGCGCATCGCGACCGTCACCCGCTCGGCGTCGCCGGCTGCGGCCGTGACAGCGTCCGCCAGGTACGTCGGGTTGAAAGCGATGCTGACCGGGTCGCCCGTCTCGCGGCGGGCGCTGACCGTCGCCGACCAGTCGCCTGCTTCCTGGTCGGACACTTTCAGGATGTACGGGGCGCCGTCGACGTCTTCGAGCAGGACCGGCACGTTCGGTCGCTTGCTAGCGAAACGCTTCGCGGCGCTCGCCGCGTCGGCGAGCTCGGCCGTGTCGAACGAGTAGACCGCCTCGCAGGCGCCGGGCACGAGCGCCCGCCAGTTCGGGTACTGGCCTTCGATGGTCCGGACCGTCAGCACGATGTCGGTGACGCGCGGCGCCCGCTTCGTGCCGGCCGTGTGTTGGCCGGCGAACGTGACGGCGCCGGGCGTGCCGAACGCCGACACGTGGCGGGCGGCCGTCTTCCAGCGGGCCACTTCGCGGACCGTGTGGCCCGGCACGAGCGCGCCGGCGAGCGGGCCAACCTCGAGCCCGGTCCAGGCGAGACGGTACGAGTCGGTCGCGACCGCGTACCCCTGGTCGAAGAACACGGCGGTCAGCACCGGGCGCCCGTCGTCGGTGCCGGCCGCGTGCGCGGCACGGGCGAGCCGGCCGACGTCGGCCGACGTCCAGTAGACCGGGTCACCGCCGGCCGGCGGCATCGGCGGCGGGAAGTCCTCGACCAGCATCGGGCGCAGTGCGGCGGTGCCGCCAGAGTCGACGGTGACACGCTCGGCGTCTTCGGCGATCGTCACCATGTCGGTACCGGACATGACGGCAGCGGCCAGCTGGCGCGCATCGAGCAGTACGGCGCCGGCGTCCGGCACGTTCGCCGGGACCGTCACCCGCACGAACGTGTCCAGGTCGGTTGCGGTCAGCTCGAGGTGGTCGCCGTAGCCCTCGACCTGGATGCCGGCCAGGGCGGGCAGGATCGCGTGGCGCGGGACGTGACGCTTCGCGATCGCGACAGCGTCCTTCAATGCGGCACGGTTGACGGTGGCCTTCAGCATGGGTTCGCCCCTTCAGGGTCGGTCGGCGCCAGCTCGTCCGGCGCCGTCTGCGACCACGATGGCACGACCGCTATCTGATAGCAGATAGGACGGATTTGGCCTGCCGAACGGTCCTGCGCTCTTAGTTCCCCGGCGAGGTCTGTGGTCTGATGCAGGGGTCGTGGTCGCCGCATCCAGCGTCCCGGCCCCGACGGGGGCTAACAGGGGTGGCTTGTCGACGCCTCGAGGCGTCGTGCGGCGGCAGCCGTCTGTCGAGAGCGGTTTGCTGCATGCCGAAACGCGCGCGAGAGTCGCGCCCACACCAGGTGAACGTCCGGCTGTCGGACGACGCCTTCCGGCGCCTGTCGCTAGTAGCGATGGCAGAGAACAGCGACCGCGCAGAGCTCGTGCGGGAAGCGATCGAGCAACTTGTGCAGGGCCGGTTCGGTGACGAAGATTGGGTGCGGGACGTGCTTGAGCCGTACCGAAAACTGTTCGATGGCCCGTAGTCCTTTCGGGCCATCCCGGCATGGGCGGCTTGTGCCATTTCGCTAAACGACGCAAGATTTGCGCCGATTAGATGCACACTGACCAAAGTAGAGGCGGGGGGACAGGACTAATGGTGGGGTTGATGTCAGACGCGAAAGAGGCGGTGGTCGCGTGGCTGGTCGAGGTCGACGACGCATGGTGTGTTGACGACGCACCATCTAAGGCCGACGTGTTGGCCCGCTACCCGGATGGCAGCATCGGTCCGGACGACGTACGTGGGGTGAAGGCGCGCCAGGCCCACGGCCTGCTGACCTGCAAGGGGTGCGGCAAGAAGGTCTGATCGTCGCAAACCCCACTCGCGAGGCCCTGCCGGCAGCAACGTCGGCGGGGCCTCGTCGCATGTCTCGGTGATGTCGCACCCGCTTGCAACCCTGGTCGCCCCCCTCCGGGGACGTAGCGTCAACGACGCACCTAGCACTACGACGAGTTCGTCGGGCGCACGGGCGCTACAGATCACAGAACCACCTGCCGCTATCAGATAGCGTCAGCAAGCACAAGGGGCACGCCACCTACCGGCGTCCAGGGGATAGAGAGCTAATGGGTTACGTCAACGCGGAGATTGACGCAGGATTCGTCAGCATGCTGGAAGCCCGGAGTCGTCGGGACCATTGCGCGAAGATGGGGGACGCTGCGTTCTTCGAGGCGGCCGCCCAGGTTGACGCCCTGCATTCCTGCCGGCCCGACCAGTTTCAGTGGACGCCGCAAGGCGGGGACACGAGGGCGCGAGGTCTTCGCGGCAAGATGCGCCTACTGACAACGCTGCCAGCGCTGCGCAGCATCGCCGACCTGGACGAACTGGCGAAGGTGATCGCCGACGGACTGGTCGTCAACCAGGCGGTGTTCCCGTGGCCGACCGTCAGAAAGGTGCTTGACGGGTTCGCGTCCGAGACGCCGGTCGAGAAGTTGCAACAGACCGCCCGCCTGCTCGCTGACGGGCAGACGCTAAGGCAGGCGGCGGCCGCCGTAGGGATCAATCACAAGACGGTCGAGAAGGTGTCCGTCTTCCTCGGCGTCGCCGAGCAGCGCGCCCTGATGGACATGGACATCGCGATCGAAGCAGTGGAGCATGGCTGGACGCGCGCACGCATACGCCAAGAGACCGGATGGGGTAACAGCAAGATCGAGACGAGCCTGCGTGCCGCTCGTGACCTGCTGGCCGAGGACTGCGCGTGACTTCAAGCGTCATTTCTTCGCGCGACACGGCGGCCGCCGAGCTCGTAGTCCGGCAGCAGGCGTACCACCAGTCGACCGTGAAAGAGCTCACCGGCGGCTGCTCGTGGAAGTGGAAGCTGCGCTACATCGACGGGCTGGAAGACCCGTCCGGGTGGCCGGCGCTGATCGGCACGAACGCGCACGCCGCGTTCGAGCTGCACGAGCAGGAGAGGATCGACGCCCGGCTCGAAGGTCGGCCGTCGGTCGAGGTGTCGGAAGACCAGATGGTCGCGGCGGCGCAGGCTGCGCTGGCGGCCGCAGACATCGGCGAACAGGAAGACTACGGGGACGGACGGCCGTACAACCTGGCGACCGCGCAGGCTGCGGTCGAGCGGGCCGTCACGTACTGGTGGCACGAGCCGATCCCGGCCGGCCAGCCGGGCGCCGGCACGACGATCCGTGACCGGGTGATGGCGTGGGTGCCGGTCGCTGTCGAACCGCACTTCCGGGTGTGGGTGCCTGGCCTGTCCAAGCCGATCGGCGGCTGGATCGATGGTGTCTACTTCGACCCGGACGCCCGACGGTTCCGTCTGGTCGACGAGAAGACGGCCGACAACTTCGGACGCTGGCCAACGGACGGGACGGTCAGCCGGCTGCAGCCGGCGCAGTACGCGCTCGGCGCCAAGCTGTCGACCAGCCTGCCGGTATGGGACCTGCCCGCGTGGGAGTTTCACGTGATGCGGACCCGCCCGAAAGGTAACAGCCGGTTCCAGGCGGTCCGTGTCATCCCGGTCGACGTCGACGAGCATGACGTCGACTGGATCATCGGGAAGGTCCGCGAGGCCGACGCGATCGTGCAGGCCGGCGCGTTCCAGCCGGAGCCGGACAAGATGGGTCCGCTCTGCTCGAAACGGTGGTGCCCGTTCTTCGAGGCGGCCGGCAGCCCGTGCCCGGCCAGGCCGGCGCCGTTCGAGGCGCATCCAGAGCTGGCGTCGCAGCTGGCGGCTGCGCTGCTACCGACCGTCGAGCCGGCGCCGACGTCGCATGAGGACCCGTTCGTCGGGGTGGCCGAGGTGTTCTACAACGCCGACGGCAGCGAGGTCCCGTTTTAGCCGACACGCCGTGCCCGATCTTTTCAGGCCCCCGCTTCGGCGGGGGCCTTTCTTGTGTGCGACCCCTGTCTGCCCCCCTGCCGGTGGGGACCGTGCGTCTCACCTCAACACGAAGGAGAGGCGCGCGTGACCGACACGCAACAGACCACCGCCCCGGACGGGGGCATCGCCCTGGTCGAGGACGGTGACGGGATCGTCGGGTTCACCGCCCGGCACACGGCCGGCAAGGACTACCAGTCGGCGGCCGCCGAGTTCGAGTACCGCTTCGCCCGCCCCCGCCAGTACGTCGACGTCGTTGCTGTCGCCGGCGAAGTGCAGGGGTATGCGGAGGAGCAGGCCGAAGCGAAGCTGGCCGACACGCTCGCCCGCTGTGCCGCGCAGACCGCCGCGGTCCAGCCGCAGGTCGCGCCCGCGCCGACCCCGGCTGTCCCCGTCGTGCCGGCCGCCCCGCAGCAAGTGGCGCCGCCGGTGCCGCCTGTGCCTGAGGAGCCGGGCCAGACCGTCTACCCGCAGCAGGCGGGCGACCCGTTCCAGGCGGTCGCCGACCAGCTCGGCGGCCAGCAGGTCGGCCAGACCACCGCGGCCGGGCTCGACATCCGTATCGGTTCGGACCCGAAGGGCAACCAGCTCCGGTTCGTGTCGTCCGTGTCGCTGCCGTCGCGTGCGTTCGAGGACGCGATCAAGCAGCAGATCGCGAGCCACGGGTTCGACCCGGAGCACTTCGCGATCTTCGACAACCGTGTGACCCGTCCTGGTTCGCAGTACGACGGGCTCGAGGACGGCGGCAAGTCGTACACGGTCGCGAGCGTGAAGGCGCGGAACGACACGCCGTGGCAGGCCGCGATCGGCGAGAAGACGACCGCGTTCTACGTCGACTTCAACGAGCAGGGCGTCCTGCACGTGAAGCCGTCGAAGCAGCTGGCGCAGGCCAAGACGGCTGCGCAGGCGTTCGCGGGAGCCGGCGCCTGATGGGGCGCCGGGACGAAGTGCAGAGGCTGCGAGCCCAGGTCGCCGAGCTCGAAGTCAAGCGCGTTCGAGCGCAGCTCGACCGTCAGCTCACGGTCGAACGCCTGGCCCGCCTGACCGAGTACGCGGACCAGGCTCGCGCCGCTGGCGAACAGCACGGCATCGACCTCGGTCGCCAGCAGGCCATGTCCGAGCTCAAGGCGTTCACGGCGGTCGCCGGCTTCGCGGCCGAGCTCGAACTGTCATCCGCCGAGCTGCGCCGGCTGATGCCGCCCGAGCTGGCCGCCCGGATCGCCGGCGACTGACCGGCTCCTGCTGGCGGCGTTCTTGGGGAAGGCGCGCCGCTAGCAGGCCAACCACCTGGCGTCGGTACTGCCGTGCGCTGCCGGCGCCAGGTCAACCAACAGGGGAGGCACGATCATGGACTACCGCGACCTGCCGCCGGCCGTCGTCGGTCTCTGCGGCACCGCAGGCTCTGGCAAGGACACTGTCGCCGGCTTCCTCGTGAAGCTGCACGGGTGGCGTCGGCTGGCGTTCGCCGACCTGTTGAAGCAGGCGGTGCTCGAGCTCAACCCGACGCTCGGGACCGAGATGTTCGTCGGCCACCCGCACCGGCTGGCCGACGAGGTCGAGCTGAACGGGTGGGACGCCGCCAAGCAGGTCCGCGGTGTGCGCGACCTGCTGCAGCGGCTGGGTGTCGCGATGCGCAACGTCGACACGAACGTGTGGGTCCGGCCGGTGCTCGAGCAGGCGGCGCGCGAGACGCGGCCGGTCGTCATCACCGACGTCCGGTTCGACAACGAGGTGGAGGCGGTCCGGGCGCTTGGCGGCTACGTCGTGCGGGTGTCGCGGCCTGGCACGGCGCCGCCCAACGAGCACGAGTCGGAACAGCTGGCGCTGCGGCCGGCGACGTTTTTCGACCTGACTGTCGACAACGACGGCGACCTCGACGATCTGGCGCGCGAGGCGGGCCGGCTGCATGTCGAGACGGTCGTCGCCGAGCTCGAAGCATCCCGCGGGTTCAAGTATTCGGTGGGTCCGTCGTGACCCCGGTGTGCCGAAAGATCGGCTACGCGACCAAGCACGAGGCGAAAGCAGCCAAGAAGGTCTGCCTGCAGGCGAAGGACAACGGCACCGCCTGGCGCAACGAGTCGCGCATCTACCGCTGCCGCTGCGGTTCGTACCACCTGACGTCGAAGCCACACGCCCGTTACGACCAGGAGCTCGTCGAAGCATGACCGACCAGAAGCCTCTCCCGATCCTGTTGTGGTGCGACCTCGAGACGTCCGGCCTCGACCGGGACCGTGACGCAATCCTCGAGGTGGCGCTGGCCATCACCGACGACAACCTCGACGTCGTCGACACGTGGACGATGCCGGCCCGCGCCTCCCGCCGTGTGTTGCGCCGCGTCCACAGCAACGACGTCGTGCAGCACATGCATGCGACGTCCGGCCTGCTCGGCCAGGTGGGCAACACGGCCGCTCGACTCGCTGACGTGGAGCGCCAGGCGATGCGTTGGCTCGCCGGGCATGGTCTCTCGTTCCACCCGAACGATGCCGACCTGATCGACTGGAAGCGGACGGACGTCGACCTGACGATCGCCGGGTCGACCGTCCATTTCGACAAGGCGTTCATCGAACGCGACATGCCGGCGCTCGCCAGCATCCTCGGCTACCGGGTGTTCGACGTGTCGACGCTCACCGCCGAAGCGCGGCAGCGCGGCATCCCGTTCGACATGCCGGCCGACGGCGGCCACCGGGCGCTGCCCGACATCCTCCGTTCGATCGAACTCGTCCGACGCCTGCGTGCCGCCCACCCGTTCGAGCCCTTGGAGGTGGCCGCATGACGGACAGCACCATGCCCACCGTCTGCCGGCTCGTCCTGTACCGCACTGACGGCCGCAACGGCCTGGTCTACGACCTGCCGGCGATCGTGACCTGCACGCCCGAGTCGCACCCCGGCGACTACCCCGACGGGCGCGAGAACCCGCTGCCCGTGCCGGACGAGGGTTGCCTCCACCTGACGGTGTTCACGCCGGGCGGATTCGGCACTCGCCTCGACTCGGACACGGGGACGTACCGCCCGCAGGACGGCGAGTACCCGGACGCGCCCCGCCGCGGCGAGCAGTTGGTCCCCGGCTCGGGCACTTACGTCGAGCTCAACGTGCCGCACGCCGGCCCGGTGTTCGACGGCGAGCACGGCGAGTACGCGGCTGCCGTGCCGGCACGCACCTGGCGGTGGCCGCGATGACCCGGCTCGTCCCGATCAACGACGCCGGCGGCCAGCTCGTCGCCAAGCTGCACCCGCAGACCAGCACGATCCACCACCCGCACACCGGCCGCCCGGTCGGCATCGGCACCCGCATCCACCGTGAGGCGCTGGAAGCGATGGCCGACTACATCGCCGCTAACCCGCTGCCGAAGCGCCGCCGCCGGAAGGTGCGCGGTTGAGCATGCAGGAATGGGCGCTCGTCTACGCGCGCCGAAACTGGCGTGTCCACCCGTGCCACACCACCCTGACCGGCGTCTGCTCATGCAAGGACGGCGCCGAATGTGAACGGTCACCCGGCAAGCACCCGATGCTCGGCGGCTGGCAA